CATAGTCACCCGATACATAGACCTCACCCTCCGCAATCTTTCGCCCGAGAACGTTCTGAACGATCTCGGCTGTGACTGGCGTTCCGACCAGCTGAAAGGTCGGATGACGACGGAGCACCGTATGAAGGAAGCGTTGCAAAGGCTTCAATGCGGTGTACGTCAGAGGGGGTCCCTTCGATATCACGCGAACCTTTAAGGCCTCAGCAAGGCCAACAGGTTGAACGGCAGGCACTTCGCCCTCCGCAGCACTCAGCAGCTTCCAATAGAAGCCGCTGAACCGTGCCCGGAGCGCAGAAGCGTTAACCGTATACCCGTTAGGTACGTGAAAGTCAGGGAATCGGGAATGGTGTGAGGCCAGCTTGGCAATGGGAGGACGCTCAACCGCCACTTCGGCGTAGGGTCCAAACTCAAGCCACTCTTGCGCAGGCACTGGCGAAAGCCAGTTGTGCGTGAGCAGAGATTGCTGGTACTTCTCCTGAATTATATTCGCCTCTCCGTGTACCGAGAATTCAACGAGGGGGCCTTCCTTTCGGAACGGCTCCAGAAGCTCCGGGTTATCGCCCAGGATCGCACCAACAGCGCCACCACCAGAGCGACTACGATTGTAGTTCGCCGACGTGGAAGGCACAAATGGTCGAATACGGTCATCAACCGTATACTTCTCTTTCTCGAAGAGCTCTCGCACCGTTCGCTTTATTTCGGCAATAGCGCGCTGACGCGTGAAGACCTCAACCGCCTGAGGAGGCAGCTTTTCCTCGTCTTCATCCGCCCAGTCCCTGGCCAGCGTACGAAGCTGGACCCAGATGCGCTGTTGCCGTTGTTCCGTCAACTTCTGTTGCGCTGCCTTCTCGGCCGCCTTTACCGCGCCCACATCCGGGCGAGGGAAGCCGCGCCCGCAGCGAAGAACCGTGATAAGAAAAGGCTCACGATTCTCGTTTGCGGACTTGGAACAGAAGAGCCGTGCCCAACGTCCGGCCCGCCCTGCGAGCAGAGTAGCGGGGTCATCCGGATGAAGGAACGGCTTTTTCGGAACTGGCTGGCCCATGTGGTGAGCGAAGAATGCTGAGAGTTTGTACTTCAGCACCTTCAGCCAGGCGGTGTCACCGCCCAGCTCATCACACAAGGCCTTCCAGTGAGCAATGGTG